TTCAACAGCCTAACCCCCGCTGTCATTATCCAGACCAACGACATCCTGAAAGAGTTCGGGCACTTGGTCGCTACCCACTCCGCTGAAATCCGCAACACGGTGGTAAACAAGTTAGTCCTAGAGACTGAGAACGCCGACGCTAGAATACGGATTAAGGCGTTAGAGCTTTTGGGTAAGATGACTGACGTTGGCCTGTTTACAGAGCGCAAAGAGATTACGGTAACCCACCAAAATGCAGACGAACTGCGGGAGAAGCTGCGCGAAAAGCTTACGGTACTGAAACAAAACGCGGAAGGTGTCTACGAAGCTGCGGATGTGGAAGGCGATGCCTAAGCCCACTAATTTACATACGGCGACAAAAATCCTGCCAACCGCTTCTACGGCCCCAACGCCAGTTAGCTTCACATCCGTAGAAATTGACCTGCTTCTACAGAACATCAACGCGTACACCTCAGAAGAACAAGAAGAAATATTACGGATTGTCGAGGAGTTAGAGACCCAGCAGCGCGCCGAAGCAGCGTACAAAGACCTAATAGAGTTCTGCAAACAGATGCAGACTGACTATAAGGTAGGCAAACACCACCGAATCCTAGCTGATATGTTGATGGAGATTGAACAGGGCAAGGAGTATGGCGACGAAGGCGAAGAGCTAGCCGATACGGGCAAAGACCGAATATGCGTAAACATGCCCCCACGTCATGGTAAGTCCCAACTCATTTCAATCTATTTCCCAGCGTGGTTTTTAGGGCGCAACCCAGACAAAAAAGTCCTGATGGTTTCACACACGACAGACCTCGCTGTGGATTTTGGCAGAAAGGTGCGTAACTTAATCTCAACACCCGAGTACCAAGCGATATTTCCCACTGTAAAGCTAGCGAGTGACTCGAAAAGTGCAGGACGTTGGAATACTAGTGCAGGTGGCGAGTATTTTGCCTGTGGTGTGGGTTCAGCACTCGCCGGTCGTGGTGCTCACTTGCTATTAGTAGACGACCCGCACAACGAGCAAGACATTATTAGCGGTAATTTGGACGTTTTCGACAAAGCATACGAATGGTTTACGTTTGGGGCACGAACGCGCCTTATGCCCGGTGGACGGATCGCTATCGTACAAACACGATGGCACTTAGATGACCTGACTGGACGCGTTGTACGGGACATGTCCCAGAACACACTGGCGGATAAGTACGAAGTTGTTGAATTTCCAGCTATTTTAGAGGTAGAGTCCGAAGTACCGGACCCCAAGAACCGACTACTAACCGTCAAGCAAACTCTTGAAAAGCCCCTGTGGCCTGAGTTCTTTAATTTAGACGCTCTTTACCGTACAAAAGCGTCAATGCCGGTGTTTCAGTGGAATGCCCAGTACCAACAGACCCCTACGGCAGAAGAAGCGGCGATAGTTAAGCGCGAATGGTGGAACGAATGGCCCCACGACGATCCACCTAGTTGTGAGTACATAATTATGACGCTTGACGCGGCGGCGGAGAAGAACAACAGAGCTGACTACACGGCACTAACTACGTGGGGCGTGTTCTTTCACGAAGAAGAGAATTGTTACTGTATTATCCTGCTCAATGCTATTAAGAAACGGCTTGAGTTCCCTGAGCTAAAAGAACTAGCGATGGAGCAGTACGAAGAGTGGGAGCCAGATGCGTTCATAGTGGAGAAGAAGAGTAGTGGTACGCCACTGTATCAAGAGATGCGTAGGTCTGGACTCATGGTTCAGGAATATACACCGCACAGAGGCTCAGGTGATAAAACTGCGCGTTTAAACTCTGTTGCTGATATAGTACGCTCAGGACTTGTGTGGGTTCCACAAACACGTTGGGCAGAAGAGGTAGTCGAGGAAGTTGCAGGCTTCCCGTTCATGTCTAACGATGACTTGGTGGATACTACTATAATGGCGTTGATGCGGTTTAGGCAAGGTGGCTTCATATCCCTACCAACTGACGAAGCCGAGAGCGAGCCTATGTACAGACACCGCGGCGGATACTACTAATGGCAGAGAAAACGAAACTTCAAAGATGGGTTGAAAGCCTTACTCCTGAGCAGCGGGCAGCATTTGACGCGTCGATTGAGTTTGGCGACCAAGAGTATATGGGCGAGGTACAGCGTAAGTCACCCCCAGAGCGTAGGTTCGGTGGTGAGTTTGGGCTGATGAGCGCGCTGGGCTACGGCAAAGGCACTAACGAAGACCGCGCGCAGATACGCAACTACACAACGCGGGGGCAAGGACTACCTAATTTACTAGGGGCGTATAGTAAGTCGATGCGCGGTCTTGGGCGCTCTGATGAGGATTTCGACCCTACAAAACGCAACGCGCTAGAAAAAGCTAAGGCTCTTCAATTTATGGGGACCCCACCAGATAGAGACGAGCGCGGCGGTAAGGGTGTGTCAGTGTTTATGCCCGTAGGAGACAATGAAGAAGAGCGGGCTTACGCTAGTAAAGAAGGCTATATGAGTGAGGGCGAACGGTTTACCTATCCTCGTACGGTCGTCCACGAACTTACGCACAGGGGTTTTGACAGCCCTGCGTTTATAGACTTCCTAGAGGAGACTGGGCGCAACCGAGGCAGGCCGTTAAGCGGCAGCTTAGAACATAAGTACATAGATTCCGCTGAAGATAGCAATGTTGCGTACGACGAAATGTTTAGGTACGACCGCAATAAAGGTGATTTCAGAAACTTGCAAGGCAAACAAGACGAATACCGCCAACTGCAAAGTGAGTTCAAAGAGTGGCTAACGCCAGAGAAACAAGAACAGTACGGGGTTAGACTCCCCGTACCGGCGGCAGAACCAGTGGACCCGTCCATGCTGGATAAGCTAATGAATTTTATACAGGGCAACTAAAATGGCTATTGAAAAAGGTTTGTATGGCATGCCCGAGGGCATCGAAGAAATGGGTGAAGCCGAAGCCGTAATAACAATAGATACTATGTCTGACGACGGCGTCGAGGTAGTGCTGGAAGACGGTAGCGTGGAGATTACCTTTGGCGAAGAGAATGAAGATATAAGCGCGGCTCCTTTCGATGCGAACCTTGCTGAGTACCTAGAAGACGGTCAGTTAACCGAGCTAGCTGGAGACTTAGAAGCGGCTATAGATGGAGACACTTCAGCTCGACGTGATTGGGCAGACAGCTATGTTGCAGGTCTTGATGTCCTTGGGATGAAGTACGAAGAGCGTACCGAGCCTTGGGAAAACTCTTGTGGAGTATACAGCAACATTTTGGCGGAAGCCGCTATCCGGTTTCAAGCTGAGGCTATGAGTGAGACGTTCCCTGCTGCTGGCCCAGTACAGACTAAGATACTTGGCGAGATTAGTCGCGATAAAGAAGATGCGGCTCTTCGTGTTAAGACAGACATGAATTACGAACTGACTGAGGTTATGGTAGAATACCGCCCCGAACATGAGAGGCTGCTGTATAGCCTTGGTTTGGCTGGTTCTGCCTTCAAAAAGGTCTACTTCGACCCTAATATGGGCCGTCAAACTGCCCTATATATCCCTGCTGAAGACGTAATTGTACCCTACGGTGCCTCTAATATTGAAGCCGCAGAGCGTGTTACGCACGTCATGCGCAAGACTAAGAACGAAGTTATAAAGCTTCAGGCTGCTGGGTTCTATCGAGAAGTGGAGTTAGGTGAGCCAGTGTCCTTCTTTACGGACATTGAGGAAGCGAAGGCTGAACAATCTGGGGTTTCTTTAACTTCTGACGACCGATACACCATATTCGAGGTCCATGCTGACCTGATTATTGACGGTGTAGATAGTGAGGGAGAAGACGACGACCTCCAGATCGCAAAGCCTTACGTAGTAACGTTTGAGAAGGGTACCGGCGAAGTTCTGGCTATACGTCGCAACTGGAACCCTGACGATCCTTTGACACTAAAACGTCAACATTTCGTACATTATGCTTATGTACCCGGATTTGGATTTTATGGACTCGGCCTCATTCACATTATTGGTGGCTACGCTCGCGCTGGCACTAGCATCATCCGTCAGCTCGTGGACGCTGGAACCCTATCCAATCTCCCCGGTGGTCTCAAGTCTCGCGGACTACGAGTTAAGGGCGACGACACACCGATTGGTCCCGGCGAGTTCCGTGATGTAGATGTACCCTCTGGCAGCATCCGCGACAATATTATGCCGCTGCCTTATAAAGAACCCAGCCAAACCCTTCTTGCGTTATTGCAGCAGATCACAGAAGAAGGGCGACGTTTGGGGGCGATCTCTGACATGAACATATCCGACATGAGTGCTAATGCTCCTGTTGGAACTACACTCGCTCTACTAGAGCGTACTCTAAAGCCAATGGCGGCGGTGCAATCCCGCGTCCATTTCTCGATGAAGCAGGAATTTAAACTCCTGAGAAAGATCATCGCTGAGTACGCCCCAGAAGAGTATATGTATGTGCCTGACCGTGGCGAGCCTCGTGCTAGACAAGCCGACTACGCTATGGTGGAAGTGATTCCTGTCAGTGATCCCAATAGCAGCACGATGGCCCAACGAGTGGTCCAGTACCAAACCGTGTTGCAAATGGCACAGGCCACCCCACAAATCTACGACCTCCCGCAGCTTCATCGCCAGATGATCGAGGTCTTGGGTATTAAAAACGCAGACAAGCTCGTACCCACAAAGGACGACATCAAGCCTGCCGATCCAGTAAGCGAGAACATGAACGCCCTAGTTGGCAAGCCGATAAAAGCCTTTATTTATCAAGACCATGCTGCGCACATTGCGACCCACCAAGCGTTTATGCAGGACCCATCCATCATGGCGTTTATCGGGCAGAACCCAGCAGCGCAACAGATCATGTCTGCTTTAAGTGCACATATCGGTGAGCACGTAGCCTTCCAGTACCGTCAAGAGATGGAAAACAAACTGGGCGTTACCTTACCTGCACCAAACGAAGAGATGCCGGAAGAAATGGAAGTACTTCTTGCTCAGACTATGGCAGAAGCGGGACAGCAGCTTACACAGCAGAAACAACAGCAGGCTGCCCAACAGCAGGCTCAGCAACAAGCCCAAGACCCAATCTTCCAGATGCAGCAAGCCGAGCTACAGTTGAAGCAAGGTGAGCTACAGCGTAAGGCGGCTAAGGATCAGGCAGATGCCGCAGAAGGTGCTGCCCGCCTACAGCTCGATGCTAAGAAGGCCGAAACTACCGCCACTATTGAAGCAAGCCGTATAGCCACGCAGAACGAAC